AGGTTTCTCTCGGTGCCTCCGGGTCTGGAGGCTTCGTCCGCGTAGGACGATGCGGGCAAGACGCCCGGGGCTTCCTGTTGTCGTAACGCATCTCGAAAGTCGTCAACGAGCTCAAAGTCAGCCATGTTGGGTTCAGAAATTGGAATTGTGTGAATGTCTCCAGTATCTTCTCACAACCTAAACCGCGCCGGATTTTAACCGGTAGCATTTCTGCTTTTCATTTTCAGGGGTAACCGTCCCCCTGGTCGCGGTGTCGCACGCCTAAAGGCGTTAGTTGTCCTCAGCTAAGAAAGTTGAGAACACGTCCGTGTATTCCTCCCAGTCCTTGAAGATGGGAAGTTTGGTTCCGAACGTTCCGACAATGTCGGTGAGGGCCTGCGACAAGCCCTCCTCTAAGTCCAGCAGGTCTGAGGGGGTCAAGCTGTACTTGTGAGCGAACCACTCCGCCGCCGCGGGGCTGTCTCGCACGTCCTTGAAGTCTCCGGTCTGGAGCTTGTAGGGGTTGAAGTCGTTGTTCTTCTTCTTCCACTTGAAATAGGTCCCAAGTGTGCCGTTCTTGTGCATCTTGATGTGGTCCGATGCTGCGACGGCGACTTGCCGGAAGAATGTGTAGAAGTAAGGGTAGCCGGCGAACTGTTTAGCCAGGCCTGTGTAGACAGAGTAGGTGTGGTAAACTCTCTTGATTCCCTTGAGAACCTTCAACGTGCTGAATGTGCGTGCCAGTATTCGGCCTACCTTGGGCACAAGACGGTGCGAGTCTCTCTCGACGCCTGCTTCGTCAACGATGACGGTAGGCATGAGGTACTTCGAGCACCAGTCCAGGTCGGTAGCGACACGGATCTGGGGTTTCCAGAGGTGTCCTTGCCGCACGTTCCCATTGGCGGCCATGTAATCAAAGGTTGTGCACACAATGAAAGGCCCTGCCAACAAGACGCCGTCATCACCGTTGGCGGCGAAGCGGATGGGGTGGTAATCCCAAGGGTTGCGGTTCAAGCCGCCAGCCCCCTTGGGGGAAGTGTCGAGCTGTTGCATCGTGGTGATGCTCACTCTGACAAGGAATCCAAATATCTCGGTGTCTGGCACGTTCAAGAAGAGAACATCATGGTTCTCGTCCAAAGCGGCGCTGACGATGGCGATTGTCTTGCCAACTAAGTTGCCGAAGTTGAGGATTGAGGTGGACGAGACTCCTGACAGCGTTGTCCCACGAAGACCTGAGTACTTTGCCCCATTCGTCATCCTAACGGTGCATGGAGAGAGACTGGTGACGTCTCTATAGTATTTGTCTTTGTAGAAGCGGCCCATCGGGATGCCGTCCGTATAGTAGCGGGTAAGAAGCTCGTTCTGGC